ATTCTATCCCTGCTCCAAAAGGATTTGGTGTAGAAATTATTGACAACGATCACTTCCTTACGGTAAAATTAGATGAGAAAAAGTTTTTACGCATGGGACATGATGATAAAATATCAGCACTTCAGTATGTTGTAAAACTTAAAAAAGCATTAGAAGATTGTGGAGCAATTGTCTTGGTAACAAGAGAGGCACTTAAATGATTAAACAACTATTTAAAATTATTGTTTGTAAAGTTAAAAGTCATATCTTGGTTACTGCTGGAGCATGTCCCTTTACTGGGAAAAGTTATAACGCCTGTACAAGATGTGGAGCAATGATAGCAATATGAAAAAGAAAACAAAAATATTAATACTAATAACCTTATCTTTCTTAACTGCCGTAACGCTTTGGACAGCATCCAATCTAAAAAGAATATCTGACTTAGATATTTTTGATGTAGAAGAAGACTAATGCAAACCTTTTTACCATACAAAGATTACGACCAATGTGCAGAAATGTTAGATAATAAAAGATTAAATAAACAGATATTAGAATCTTATCAAATACTAAAGGTACTATCTGGCAAATCACCTTCTGGTGCTTGGCGCAACCATCCAGCAGTACTTATGTGGAAAAATGCTGAAAAGTCATTACGCACATATACAAATGCCATGATTAAAGAGGCTAGGCTTAGGGGCATTAGGACAGATAACAATGAGGCCAACATAGAGGCTCTAGAGGCCGTTTCTGGGCATCTGTGGGGTACTAATAAGCCAGTCTGGAGTAAGCCATCTCATATAAATCGTGTCAATATTACCCATAGAGCCAATCTTTATCGTAAAGATCCTATTTACTATGCTGAGTTTTATAAAGACACTATGAGTGAGCATAACAAACCTTGTTGTGATAAATGTTTATATTATTGGGCAACTCATGCCGTTAGAGATAGAGTACAATAGTTATTATGGAAATGACGCTTGTTATATTTTTTGCTACCCTGTCTTTTTCTTTTGGTATAGCCTATTGGGCTACCTTTGACAAACTAAAAAAATCTAATCTTTTAATGGCTGAACTTTTTATAAAAAACAAGGCACTTGAAGAATTAACCTCCCAAATAAAAAACAGCATGGGTATGTCTGCTGACTCAGTTCATAAAGAAAACTTTATTAAATTCCTTTCTGATTCTAGGGATTGGGCTTTTGAGTATATTGAGCAGTCACAAAAAACAATCAAAGAGGTTTCAGAAGAACTAAAAGATAAAGGTTTGGACAACTATTCTGAAAAACTTTTAGCACTTTTACCAGAAAGCAATAATAAATGAAATTAAAAGGCAACAAGGTATTATTTATACCAAAAGATAAAGACGCCGAAATTTGTAATCCTAGACCTCAATCAAGTAAAAAATATATTCCACAATGGTTTAAAGATATGCCAATAGAGGTTCCAACTATAGATGGACTTGGATCAGACATGACTGCTAAAAAATGTATACCGTTTTTAGATTCATTAACCTCTGGGTATACACAAGAACTTCCATGCGATGTATACATTAATTGCAATACGGAAGAGGATGATCCAGAAATTAATTATAGGTGGCTTGGTGGAATTAGACCTCTTTCAACTAGAAGAGAAGACACTAGATCATCAAACTCTATGCCACACTTTCCTGGCTACTATAAAACAGAGTTTCATTGGAACACCTTTTGGGAACCAAAAACTCCAACTGGCTACAGTACCCTATATTTTCATCCAGCAAATAGATTTGATTTACCATTTATGACACACAATGCTATTATTGATACTGATAAGTGGCCAATTACTGGACCGATTCCCTTTGTTCTTAAAAAAGGTTTTTCTGGATTAATACCTGCTGGAACCCCAATATATCAAATGATTTTTATTAAAAGAGAAAGTTGGGATTCAGAAGGAGCAGAGTATGATGAAAAATATGTAAAAAACATATCTTATTCTGTACGTAAGTTTATAGGTGATGGATATAAAAAACAAATTTGGTCAAAGAAAGAATACAACTAATGAAAGAAATAACACTATCAATTATTACAGGTTTTGGATGTGGTGTCGTGTTCGCTGCATTCAAATTGCCAGTACCAGCACCACCAGTTTTTGCGGGAGTCGCAGGAATTATTGGTTTATGGATTGGCTATAAAACACTAACACAAATTATATCCTAGGAGGAATAATGAATAACTTACTAAACGATAAGACAAAGGCAATGCTTGCATCATACGGACGATCTGTCCTTGGCGCAGTGTTTGCACTTTACATGGCTGGCGTAACAGATCCAAAAGATCTATGGGCTGCACTAGTTGCTGCTATAGCGCCCGTTGCATTGAGAGCGTTAAATCCAAACGACAAAGCATTTGGCGTATTGCCAGATACAGGTGCAATTTCGGATGCACTTAGCAAGATTGTACCTGCTAAGAAGGCTCCAGCAAAAAAGAAGGCTGCTAAGAAAAAGTAGTTTGTTTTTGATAAAGGGGGCAAAATTAAACACTTGCCCTCTTTATTTTTTATAGCGGGGGAATTATGGACTTTGTATACATATGTAAAGAAGGCATTAACGAAGAGTTAAAGTACTCTATTAGATCTGTCGTTGAAAGTTTTCCAGATTCAAACATATGGGTAGTTGGTGGTAAGCCTGATTGGTATGTAGGCAACTACATAAAGGTAGAACAAAAAGAATCAAAATATAAAAATGCTGTAGAAAATTTAAAAACAATTTGTTTTTCAGAAGAAATATCACAATCATTTGTTTTAATGAATGATGACTTTTATATTATTAAAAAAATAAATAAGATAGAAAATTTTCATAGTGGCTTCCTATTAGATAAAATAAATCTATATCAAAAATTAAACGGTAATTCTCAGTACACTAGAAAACTTTCAGGCACATACAAAAAACTTAAAGCCTTGGGATTTGAAAACCCATTAGATTATGAACTTCACGTACCAATGATTATGGAAAAAGAAAAATTAAAGATAGTCTTAGAACTTTTAGATCAATTTTTATGGAGATCTATATATGGAAACAAATTTGATGTCGGTGGCACACAAATGGATGACGTTAAGGTTTACAGTTCTGGACCATTGGTTCTTAAGTCTTATAATTTAAACATAGATGATCATACTTATTTGTCTAGTGCAGACAGTTCATTTAATAATATATTTAATAAAATACTTAAATTTAAGTTTGATAAAAAAACTAAGTTTGAGAAATAAGTTCTAGGTATTTATTTTTAAGTATTGTTGGTGCAAAGTTGTTAAACCCTAAATCATAGGCCTGTTGCTTATAATTAGTTTTATCATTGATAGACATATACTTATCAATTGTTTGTGCTAATAAAACATTATTTGCTTCAAACAAATTAATCCTAACTTTTGTTCTAATAGTTCCTATAGAGTCTGATTCAACCAACCAGTCCTGTGGCAAGATCTGATTATTAGGAGAAACGTTTGTCATAAAAACGGGTAAACCAGAAAGCAACGCTTCATTCATTGGCAAACATAGTCCTGCATATCGTCTTGGTAATACCATAGCATCAAAGCCGTTATACATGTCTTCCCTGTTTTCTGGGTTACCAATTTCAATCTTTAGTCTTGAATCTGTTACATTAGTTACTATTTCACTTTGACTTTTAATAACTAATTCATAATCTGCTTTAGAGTGCTTTAGCATATTTATTACGGTTTCAGTACCGTTTCTATCTTTGGCTGCCTTCTTTCCAGCAATGTGTAATAGTCTATTGTGTGATTTAGAAATGTTATTATTTTTTGCAGTTGCAAATAACTCAGGATTAGTTGGAGGTGGAAGATGAATTACCTTTGTTCTATCTCCAAACATACTTTGAATTGTTTCAATTTGCCATAAACTGGGAGATAGTAAGACGTTTGGTAAGGGCAGTTCTGGGTTTGACAAGTGGCCAAACAATTCATAGTTATATTGCAAAATAGTTTTTACGCCACGTTTATTTGCAAACCTTATAAAATTTTGATCATAAAAAGTTTCACAACTTAATACAATATCTACGTCTCCTAAAAACATTTTTATTTGTTGAACAGTTGGAAAACCTTGTGTCTTAATACAACTGTATTGGTCATACCACTCTGGATGTTGTTTATTATTATTAAACGGGGAAGAGTCAATTAAAAGAATCTTATCAGGACTAAGCATGCTAACTAACTCTCTAGTTTGATTGCCAAGGCCAGTATTATCTGATCTTGCTATGATTCCCAGTCTCATTCTTTATACCCCCAAGTTTCATCGTCCACCGTAAATTTGCGGGTACCCTGACGACCATCTAAATGGTAAGAACGCTTAATACTACCTTCAGGATGATATATCCAAAGTTTATGTGTCTCCCAACCTTCTTGATTAAATACTTCATATGGGGATATGTCATCTTGAATTGCTCCATGAAATGTATCTTCTATAAAAAATTTATCCTTACATCTTGGAAGCACAATGTCTTTGTAATATTTTTTTCTACTTAAATGTGGTCGCTGACTCCATTGTATGGTTTTCATAAACCCATCTTCTAAACCAAACATAAGATGTTCGTGATCTTTTGGTATGAATGATTCATGATGAAAACGAATAGTGTTTGCTTTATTATATTCAAACATGTCCAAGCACTTATCCCAGTCTATTGGCACATCTGGAGTTAAAGGAGCATCACCTTCAACATAAAGTAATAGAGGTGTTTTAACTTCAGTAATTGTTTGACGCATCATGTTGGTTTGATGGCTATGTTCTTTAAATACAAAAGGTAAAATGTTTTTATCTTCATGTAAACACTTCCACAAAATACGATTTTTATATTCATCGTAATCTTTTTTACGGTTTTGTTGTTCTTCCCTAAGACCATCTATTTGCATAATAATTTCATTGTCTGGAAAATGAACACGAATATCACTAATGGTTTGTTCTATCATCTTTGTACTTGGGTGATCTGGAATTACAGATG